CGGATACGCACCCATCGTCGTTGATACGACCAACAACCGTTGGTACTTCTACTCCGGCGGCGCTTGGCGCAACGCTGGCCCGTAACACACAGGAGCGCACATGGAAATCACCCTCAAACTGACCCGCGACGAAGTGCAGGCTATCCTGCAAGTCCTCGGACAGTTGCCGACGAGCAGCGGCGCGTGGCCTCTGGTGGTCAAGATTCAGGCGCAGGTTCAGCCACAGGTGGAAGATGCAGCCGCCTGATTGGAACGACACGAAGGAGCGGCGACTGCGCGAGGTTGAGACGCGCTTGGGATCGCATGAGGATGTTTGCACGGAGCGTTATCAGCGCATCCGCGACGATTTCAGCGACTTTCGTTCATCGCTTGCCGATGCGAAAAAGGAAATCAGCAACACCAATCACCTGTTGGTAAAACTCGGGGTTGGGCTGCTCGGCGGCATGGCGACCATTCTTGCCACAATCGTATTCTTCAAATGATTTACCTTTCCGCAGGCCACCATCCCCGTGCGCCGGGTGCGGCGTGGAAAGGCTTTGTCGAACACCCCGAGGCGCGGCAATGGGCGTTGGATATCCTTATCAGCATCGGCGGCGGGGTGTTTGTCCCGCCTGACGAGTTATCGCGCAAAATCCGGTGGATAAACGAGCGGGTGGCGCGGGATGACGTGCTTGTGGAAGTCCATTTCAACGCCGCTGTTCCCACCGCCGAGGGCTGCGAATCGCTGTATGCCCCCGGTTCGCCGCGTAGCCACAAGGTCGCGCACGATCTACAGGCCGCGATGGAACCCTATTTCAAGTCACGCGGGGTCAAGCCGGGGTGGTTTCAGCAAGACCCCAAGAAAGGCCCGCTAGCGTTGCTTGCCAAAACCCGATGCGCTGCGGTTATCATTGAGCCAGAGTTTGTTTACCACGCCGAGCGCATCAGGCGGCACCGCAGAAATTGCTGTGCTGACATTGCAAAAGTCCTAAAGAGGTATTTATGACCGTTGAAACCGAAGTGACGAAGAAGGATTGGGTGGTCGGTTCGCTCAAGTCCAAGACCATGTGGTTCTCTGCTGTCCTGCTTGTGCTGTCCACCGTGGCGCAGTATCAGGCGGCTTGGGAACCGCTGCTTGGCGCGTGGGGGCCGCTGCTTGGTCAAGCGATTGCCGTCGCCGTGGCTGCGCTGCGCCTTGTGACCTCGACGCCCGTCGCTCACAAGTGATTTGGGTACGCCTCGCCATCACGCTTGTGGTGGCGGGGTGCGCCCTCGCAGGGGCGTATGCGTCATATAACTATGGCGTAATGTCCGAAAAGGCACGCTGGTTGCGTATTAGTGTAGAGGCCGGGAAGGATTACGCCCGTGCCGTTGAACAGCAACAGGCGCGAATCGTTACCCTAGAGGCTGACCTTGCCGCAGAACGAAAGCGGTTCAAGGTAAAACGAGAGGAAGTTATCCGTGTCATATCGACCGACCCGCCTAGTGTTGAGTGGGGTGCTGTGCGTATTCCTGACCGGGTGCGCGACTCCCTCGGTGGTGCAGCAATGCCCGCCGATCCCGGTGGTGCTGACGGAGCCGTGCGACCTGCAGGAACCGACCTTAGAGACTAACGCCGACCTCGCGTTGGCTTACCTTGACGCGCTGCAATGCATCAGCGCCACGCATGACAAACTCCGCGCCATTCGGGATATTGCGTCATGCCGCGCAAAGTAAAGTACACGCCGGTTCAGATATCGGACGGCGCGTGGTATCGCATCCGTGGGTATACGCACCACGAGTGTTGCGATTGTGCTTTGGTTCATAAGGAGGAGTATCGGATGAATGACGGTCACATCGAATGGCGCACTTCGCGGGACGAGAAGAAAACCGCCAAGCGGCGCAAGGAACTCGGCATCAAGGTGTCCCGTGAGGCGTAAGGCGTCGGACGAGGCGATGCTTGCGGCGGTGGCGCGGCACGGTGGGAACCGGACAGCGGCGGCGCAAGAGATCGGGTTGAGCCTGCGGAACCTGCAGGGGCATCTTGCTCGGCTGCGTAACGAAAACAAGGCGACCGAGGAAAACCTTGTCTTTACGCCCATTCCCGACGATGACGTGTCGATAGAGGAACTTGTCGAGCAGCGCAAGCGCAAGTTTGCCCACAAGCGCGACCACGAAGAAGCATCGAAACTGATACCCGTAAAGGTAAAGGGTTCGCTGCCGGTCGGCCTCCTTCACTTTGGCGACCCCCATGTGGACGATGACGGCACGGACATTGAGGCGCTAGAGCGTCATACGGCGCTCGTAAACGCTACACCGGGGCTTTTCGCCTGCAACGTAGGCGACACTACCAACAACTGGTGCGGGCGTCTGGCGCGGTTATACGCCGACCAGACAACGAGCGCGGCGCAGGCGTGGAAACTCGCGGAGTGGTTTATCGGGCGCTGCAAGTGGCTTTACATGATCGGCGGCAACCACGATTTGTGGTCAGGTGCAGGCGACCCGCTCCGGTGGATTGCCAAACAGCAGGGCGCGATGTACCGGGCATCCGAGGCGCGTATCGCGTTGCAATTTAGCAACGGCGCAGAGGTGCGGGTAAACGCTCGCCACGACTTCGCCGGGTCGAGCATCTGGAACCCCGCGCACGGGCCGATGAAAGCGGCCATGCTTGGCACCCGTGACCATATCTACGTCGCCGGACACAAGCATGAGAGCGCCTACAGCGTCCTGAAAGACCCGGTGCAGGGTATCACCATGCACACGATCAAAGTCGCCTCATACAAGGTCTACGACCGTTATGCGCGTGATAAGGGGTTCCGCGACAATGCCCTTTCGCCTTGTGCGGTAACGGTCATCAATCCCCGCCTACCGGCCACGAAACCGGACATGGTGAAGGTGTTTTGGGAACCGGAAGAAGGCGCGGACTACCTAACCTATTTACGCGGAAAGGTTAAGTAATCGGCAAAAACTTAACAGGTCTACGACAACCAGTTAAGTAATCCCCAAAACGTTAACACGATGGCGGTACAGACGAGTAGGGACTGAAACAGCCCCGAAATGATTTTGTCAAAGTCAGGGGCGTTCATCGTTCCTCCACGCTGACCCCTTGCAGGCGGGGTATTGCATCCATCCGTGCCAGTCCTTGTGCGAACACCATATCTTGCCGGTGCGTCGGGTAATCTCTGCCGACCAGAAACAGGTGTCGCAAATCACGCCAACAGCCATACGGACAGCCCCGCTAAAAAGGCGATGATAACCCCACGGGTGGCGTATTCGGCTACCTGATCCCAACGGCTCATTCGCTCCCCCTCGCACGGATGGCGTTAACGATTTCCTGCGCGTTGTTGTCCGACACGCACAGCCCGTAAACAATCGGGCAAATCGCCTCCCGCTCGGCCTCTGCGACGAGGGCGGTGAAGCGGGCAAGGTAGCGCGGTTCCACAAAACGAACTTCATGTCCGTTGTCATGCGCTCCCGCTATCCGCGCCATCTTGATAATGTCCTCGCGTGTCATTTGTCCTCCTTCGTGATCCCGTGGAACCGCTCGGCTTCGCACCACCCTTCCGCGAAATCGTCAAGCGCCTCTGGATGCACATAGAAACTTTTTTCGAACTTGGCTTCGATGACCTCTTCCGTCGCAGGCTCCCGCTTGGCGTTCGGCTCCGCGAGCGCGGCGTCGAGGGCGGCGAGGGCGGTGCGGGCTATCTCATTCACATACGGTTCGCTGGCGTAGTCGAGTTCTTTCAACGCCTCCCGCACCTGCTCAATCACAGCGCGGGGCAGGGTGATGTTGCTCACGGCTTCACCTCCCGCGCCGCGAGCATGGCGTCGGCGTATTCATATGCCAGCGTGGCTACCCCTTTGTCGCTCAACCATTCGCCAATCAGCATCCCCGCCAACGCCTGACCCGCGAACCAGTCGCGCAGGGTCATGCCGTAAGTCTCCCCGGCATACCCTTTAAACGGAAACGCCGGGCCGCCGTCGTTGATCGTCATTGTCCATCCTCCTTTGTGTTTAGCTGTGTTTAGCCTTTCTCTGCCTTGTCTCGCAGGTCGTGGTGCAGCACCGCAATCCGATTCTGCGCTGCTCTCACCGCTTCCTGCGCTAACGCAAGCCGCTCGGTCAACCGGCCTACCTCCGCAACCGCTTGCGCCTCGTCGCGCCGCGCCTCGCGGATAGCCCTGCCAATCGCTGCAAGCCCGTCATCTTTTACTTTATCGTTCATTCTGCACCCGTGGTTAAAGATTGTTCCGAAGTGGTTATTTCTTCATCAGCCCGTAAATAATGAAGCAGACAAGCGCGAGTAGCCAGACCGCCGCAAGGGTCGGGATGACTACCCACAGAAACTCATGCAGACGGTTCAAGAGCGTTCTCCGCAATCGCCCTTGCCGCAGGGTCAGGAAGCCGCGCAATCGCCCGTAATGCCTCCGTAAGCCGGTACACGGTGGCGTCTGCCTCGCGGATAGCCTCTAGGTCGGTTACGCGCCACGATTCAAGGGTGGCAACTTCGCGTTTTAGGTGGGCGAGAGTGCCGACGATGCCGTTATGCGTGGTGATTAGCCCGTGCAGATCGGCAAGCGCCGCCTCTAGTTCCCGGTCGGTGAGTTTCATCGCGCCTCCCGCTTCGGCATTTCCGCGCCCTGCATCAGATACGCCGGGGGCAGGTTGTCGAGCCTGACCGTAGGCTTACCACCGCCCTCGACTCGGGTGATTTCACGCTCTAGCGCCGACAGCCGCAGCCGCAGGGTGCGCCATTCGTGCCACAACTGGTCAAGGTGGCTCACGCCATCCAATACGCCGCCCATGACTTGCCCCCCTTGCTGACGCGGAAAGTAACGATAGGGAACCCGCGCTTTCGCAGGGTGCAGATGCGCGATGCAAGTCGGAACGACCCAAACCGCCGCAGCGCGGTCATAGGGTCAAGGGCTTTGCCCGTCTGCAGGTAAGCCAGTATCCGGGCGTCCTGTGTCTTGGTCATATCAAATCCTCCTTCAGCAGTTGGTTAATCGTCCTCGCCATCCCTTCAAGGTGCAGCAGCCGCACATAGTCGCGGTCAAGGTCAAGGTGCGCCCGCCGATCAATCGCATCGTGACAGGCCGAGCATGACCACGCGCCTAGCAGGTCGGGTGCCTTTAGCCCCATGCCGGATATCCCCGCAATCCGCACATGGGCAAGCACCACCGTCTCGCTGTTGCAGTTGCAGACCTCGGGAATACGCACCATGCAGCCCCGGCCCCGTGCCTCTTTACGCAGGTTCATACGCCGCACATTCCTTCGCATTCGTTGTTGAACATATCGACCTGCCCGTGATCGGCGGCGGTGGACAGGTCTACTTGGTCGAGCGGCACGCATGAGCGGTGCATAAACTGCCGCCCTCGCATACCCCGTGCCGGTTCGCGGATGATGCGGTCAATTTCCACCGCATCCGCCCACGCCTCGGGGTCGGCCTTGACCGCCCGCCATTCGTGGTCGGAGTGATACGGACAGCCGATGCAGGATGACTTCGGCGGCAGCGGATAGCCTTTGCGCTCCATCCAGTTAAGGCAGTCATGCCGCGCCATGCCCTTTTCAATAAGAGGCCAGCGGTGAACCTTCCATGCTTCCTGCGACGGTTTCATCCGCAACGCCTCGTCGGTGCTGATGCCGATAAAGGTTTCGCAGAGGATGCCCTTTGCCCTTTGGCGCGGAACCAGTCCGACCAGTTCGCGGGTCTTTTTGGTCAGCGGTGCAATCTTAAACTCGGCGGTGCATTGACGGCGCGGCATCGCCCGCTCACCGTTTGGCATCAGCATATGCCACGGCACTTGCGCCACCCGTACCCCCGCTTGTTTTTGCACGATTCCCTCTCGCAGACTTCCGGCAGTCACCCGATGCACCGGGAACGAGTACGGGCAACGCTGAATCTCTGCATCTAGCCAGTCAAGCCACTCGTACACCTTGCGCGGCTCCCATTGGGTGTCCGCGAAGATGGCAGCGTCCACGGGGTCGAGTTCGCCATGCGCGATCATCAGCGCGAGGGTGCTGCTCTGAACGCCAGCGCCGAGTGAAAGAAAACGCTTCAAGATTGCACCTCGTTGTATATCGGCTCCGGCAGCGGCCCAATGCCCAAGTCCATCAGCCTGTTTTCGATGCCGTGCAGGTATTCGGTGAACTCGGCTGCGGTCATGCGTGAAGTGCGCTTTAAAGGGCGCAGGCGTTTCTTGCCGAAGCCCTCTAGCGTTTCCCACCCCCACACCTCGCCCAAGAAATACTCGTGCAGGTCATCCCGCGTCCACCCGGCTAACGCTTCGCCGCCTGCCTCCAAAACCATTGGGTAAACGACACCCCAGAGGTAAGCGTTTTGCTGATTCGTGCGGGGCTTCTTCCACTCGGCTACTTCCACCGACCACACACGGTCAGGGGCAAGCCCCTGAACCATGCGCGTGACGGCTGCTGCCATCGCGTCAGCGGAAGTGCCTTTGGGGAAAACGCGCTTCATCAGAACGGCAAATCAGCGTCGTCAAATTTGAAGGGCGTCTCATCCATCACCGGGGCGCGAGTCGCCTTCTTCGGCGCACCCTGCTTCGGCTCAAAGCGCAGCGACATAAACTTGTCGCCGGTTTTCTGACTCGCCTTGATCCACGCGCTGATGTTCAAGTCCACTCCGTCAATGACAGCAGACCCGCGATAGTCGGGGCGCTTGTCGTTGTCGCCCTTGTCGTTTTTGAACAGAACGCCGCGATTGTTGTTGTCGTACTCTTTCACAGTTTCACCTCTTGCAGTTTAGAAACCTTGTCACTCAACTCGGAAAGGAACTTCGACACCTCGGCCTCCAGTTCCGCGATGTGCTTTTCGTCACGCGGGACGCGCTTGATGTAGAGTTGCAGGTGCGCCGGAAGCCGAGGGTCGTAGGATGCGAAGTCGCACCACGCCGCCGCCGTGCAAGCCATCTGCCATTGCATCTGGATGATGTACTTTCCCGGCACGGTGTCCGTGAGGATGTATTCCAGATGGGTCGCGGTCGCCGGACACTTGAACTCGACCAAGCCCTCGCCAGACCCGCCGATGCGCCCGTCAGGGGACGCGCCCGATCCCGCGATGGTGGCGTGGTCAATGAACCCGACTTCCTCGACCAGTTCGCCCGTCTTGGCGCTGTAGGCGGCGCGGGCGTTCGGCTCCTGTTCCGTCCCCCACTCCATCGCTTGATTGGCGAAGGACGATGCCTTTTGCCCCGTCAGCCGTTCCACAACGAGGTCAGCCAT